TGTAGATGATACGTTTTGATAAATATTTACAGTGTATGTACCAGCTTCGTTTACGTTGTTTCCTGCGCCAGTCAACATTCCTACAATTTTAGTCCCTGCTGTTACGCCTGTACCAGTAATAGTTTGGCCTACGTTTACTGCGCCTGAATTAATGCCAGTAATTGTTAATACATTACCTTGAATAAAGCCTGTTACGCTTGCGCCAATTTGCCCGCTTGGGCCAATCGTGTATTGTGTCTGCCCTGGAACAATAGGAAAAACAATCTCATTCTTGTAAAACACCATCATTTCTTCATTTGACCATTGGTCTACTAGGTCATTAAGCATATCAAATGCATCTTGAGCAGCTTCAGGAGTAGGAGTTTCACCCGCTTCTAATGCGCCAATATCTTTTAATGCTCTTGAAATAATGTCAATCGGTGCGGTCATTTTACATTCCTACTTTGAATATTTGAGGCTGCCAAGGTGGGATAACTTTGTTTTCTAATGTTTCTAATTGTTCTTCAAGGCGAGCAGTAATGTGACATTTGCCATTTTTTACGGCTTCTGTTTGTATCCAGTTAGATACCATTTCTTCTGTAACTTGTTCAAAAGGAATTTTAGCTGTTGGGCAGTCAAAATACCAATTACCTTCAGTTTCTACTGATTTATCTTCGCTTGAAGCGGTGACATGATAACGAGCATGGGTTATAACACCATCTTTAGCAGAAATTTCTAAGATTTTCCAAGTAAACATTATTCGTTCGCTGGTAATGGTGTATTACCTTCTGAAACCCATGCAAGGTAGGCTTGGTAGTCTGTGTTAGATGGGTCTGTAGTAGGAATAAATGCTTTATCTGCAATTCTTTCAATGCAATTTAAAGGTGTTCCATCTACCAATGAATTAACTAATTTATACATTTTTTATAACTCCGCAGAAGCTGAATATGGTGATGAAGCAGAATACAAAATTCCAAAAGAACCTGTCATGCCAGTAAATCCACTCACTTGAACTTCATATCCAGTCGTATTTGAAAAGTTTGTAGCAACAACTCCGCCACCTGTATATTGGTATTGAACACCTCCTCCATTGTAAATTCTTACTTGAATACCTGAACCACCAGCCATTGTTGGTGCTGCTCTTTTTGGGACTTGAAAAGAACCATTTAAAAAAGCTACAGTAGTTGAAGCTGCACCAGCAGTAGCTTGACCTGGATTTATTTGTTCATAATATCTTTGGCACAAAGCTAATTCTTGTTGATACATACGATATTCATATCCAGTAGCATAGCTTCCTACTTCTAATTGAACAAAAGCAAATTGAAATATTCCGCTTGTTAATGCTGGGCTATTTGCAAAAAATTGAACCAATAATCCATTAGAAACACCAGATGGCAAAGAATTAAAAGTTGTGTTGATGTATGTCCATGAATTATTTGGTATAGATACTGTATTTGTTGCAATAGTTGTTGTGGACGTGTAATTATCTGTTGCTGTTGGATATTGCAAACTTATTTGTTGGCTATACGTTGAACCAGTATTTTGATAAACCCAAAAACTTAATGTTACAGATTGACCAACTAAATCATAAGAATTAAATGATTCAATTTTTTGTTGCATATTTTGAGCAGTATTGCCCGATGCGCCAGCTATTTGAAGAACGGTAGCTGGTATTCCATTTACTGTTGCAGATTGTTGTGACCAAGTTAAAGATGTGCCTAAAGAATTAAACTGCCATCTATCAACACAACAATATCCAGTAGCAGAACTAGATGTTGCTCTTTGCGCTATTTTAAAAGCACCATTAATAATGCGGTTCTTTAACATAGAAGCATCACCTTGACCAATTTGCTGGTTTTTAGTATTTCCACCAAGAGTTAAAGTTGTAAATGTTCCAGCAGCAGCAGTAGTTCCACCAATAGCAGGAGGAGAAGCTAAATAGGTGCTAAATCCTGTGCCTGATACTGTTGAGCTTGCAGAAAGCGAAGTAAAAGCACCAGAATTAGGTGTTCCTGAACCGATAGTGCCAGGTGTTGTATAAACGCTTGACGCAAGCATAGTGCTTGTAACTGTGCCTGTATCGCCTGTGGTTACAAGATTGCCGTTTACAGCCGGTACATTTAAAGAAAAGTTTGTAGAGGGATTAGGGCCAACTAGGGCTACCTGACCGCCTGCTGTTGCTTGAAAGACTAATTGACCCATGATTTTTCCTTATGGTGCTATGTAAATTACAGAGCCTGTGCTTAAAGCTCCTGTTGATGGATTGTATTTTAGCGTAGATGACGCTGTTTTTAAAGCCTGATTGCTACCTGTAGCAGCTACAAAAGTAGGGTAGTAATTAGCGTTTGTGCTGGCATCGGCTACAGCTACGTTATTGGCATTAGTCGCTGTAGTTGCAGAAGTTGCTGTTGTTGCAGTTGCAGCATTTCCACCAATAGACAAACTTGAAGCAGTTCCTGTTAATCCTGTACCTGCACCAGTAAAGCTAGTGGCACTTAAAACACCTGTATTTGGCACAAAACTGAGTTTAGTAGAGCTAGTTGTCGCTGCGTTGTTGCCACTAGAATTTAACGATAAAACAGGGTAATAAGTTGATGCAGAACTTGTATTGTCTGTAATAGCAATATTGGTAGCGTTTGTCGCTGTAGTCGCAGTTGTAGCCGAGCTTGCTGAACCGCTAATATTGACCGCTAAAGAAGTAATTGATCCGCTTGCCGAGTTCAACGGAACTGCGGTAGTGCCAATATAAAGCGAAGAATTACCTAAAACACCACTAGGAATAGTTCCTGACAAATTACCAGCAGTAAGGCTAGTTAAACTTGCTCCTGAACCGCTAAACCCTGTAGCCGTAAATACGCCAGTAGAAGGGTTGTATTGCAGTTTTGTAGAGCTTGTATATTCTGTTGACAGATTTCCGCTTGTTTGATTAGCGAACAAAGGATAACGAGTTGCATTTGTAGTGGTGTCATCGGTAACAGTCGCATACGATGTAGGAGTAGTCCAAGTAGGAGTTCCTGTGCCTGCTGAAGTTAAAACTTGCCCTGTTGTTCCTGCTGCTGTGAAGCCTGTTGTATTTGCAGCAGATTGCCAAGGAATTGCCCCAGCTACACCACCAGCTAAATTTGTTGATGTTGTTGCTGTGCTCGCTGATCCTACTGATAAAGTGCTTTGAGCTACATATTGAGGGGCTGAAGCACCAGCAGTTAATACATAGTTTGTAGTGCCTAAAGCTAAACTTGTTGTTGCACCTGATCCAGATTGGTATAAAAGTGAGCCTGCTGCCCCGCCAGCTACGTTTGTTGCTGTAGTTGCTAATGTGGCTGAAGCGACTGCACCACTAACAATAGACCCTAGAATTGAAGTAATCCAGCTAGGATTTGAGTAGCTACCAGTGGTATATACCCCATTTGTTACTGTTCCAGCGTTACCTGTTACGCTAATTCCCCATGTGCCAGTAGCGTTTGTGCCTGTTGTGCTGGGTGCGCCAATAGTATTGTATGAAACAGTTAACGCAGAAGCACCATTAAAAGTTGACCCGCTTGCGCTACCAGTACCGCTATTATTAAATGTCAGTGAATTAGGGGTATTGGCTGTTACTGTTGTTGAGCCACCTAAACTGACTGCATTGCCGTTAATCGTAATGCTTGAATTAGCCAAATAACTGTTAGTAATAGGGGTAGCATTCCAAGTTCCTGCTGTTAGCGTTCCAACGCCTGTAATTCCTGTGTATGAACCGCTTAAAAGCGATGATGCGAATGTGCCGCTTGTTACTTGTCCTGCGCCAATAGCGATTGCTTGTGCGCTTAACGCTGTTAATTGACCTTGAGCGTTTACTGTTGCGCTTAATGTGTTACTAGACGAGCCATAAGAACCGCTAGTAACGCCTGTATTTGTAATGCTAAATGTGTTTGATGCAAGGGTTAACCCTGTGCCAGCATAATAGCTAGATATGCCTGAGAATTGCACCCAAGTGATTGCAGTTGTGCCTAATGTACCGCTTGTTGACGATGTGCAAACCCATGCTGTTTGACCATTTACTGTGCCGTTTACTACTACTGTATATGCACCTGAGACTTCTGCCCAAGTGTTCATATCTGCTGAACGACTCCATGCGCTTGCAGATGCTACATAAATGCCGTTATTTGCGCTAGATGACTGGTTTTTAACGAGAACTCTATCGCCAGCTAGGGTAGTGTACCCATCAATCGTTTGCAGCCCTGATAGCGTGATATTAGCTGTTGTAGCGACTTGACAAGACTGTTTAGGGTTTAATCCTTGCGCTACTGTATCAACATACAGTTTATTTGTAATGTCAGTAGGGTTGCTAGGACTAGTGCTGATTGTGCCTAAAGTCGTTGTTATTTGAGTAAAAACGCCAGTAGAAGGTGTTGCAGCACCAATAGTCGTACTGTCAATCGTGCTATTAGTAATAGTTAAACCCGACTGAATCGGGTTAATAAATGCGTAAAAAGGCTTACCTTGCCCTATGAATGTGTTAAATGACCCATCTAGGTTAAAGTAAGCCTGAACTGGCAGTAAATTTTGATCCTGCGTTAATGCTGGCCCTGTAGCCATAACTTACCCTTAATAGGCAATACAGTTAATTAAAATCACATCTCCAGCAGACATATTAGCAGCAGCACCAGTAGTAACAGAATAGCTAGTAAAAGTAACTGAAGTAGCTGTGCTTCCTGTTAATTGCAAAAATAAACTATTCCCGTTCGTTACATCAGCAGCAAAGCCCAACCAGCCATTTGGAGCAGTAGGAAGGGTAATTGTGCCATTTGCTGCACCGCCTGTGCCAACTACAATTTTAAAACAAAATGTATTAGAAGCAGTGATAGTTGAGCTTGTACCAAAGCCACTAGAAATAGTAGGCAAAGTAGATGAGGCAACTAAATTGCTTCCAATAGACAAAGTTGAAGCATTGTATGGGGCTTGTAAAGCATTACCGCCTTGACCATAAAGCCCTAGGCAGTTGCCATTGGCATCATATTCAGCTTGAACTGGCAATAGATTGATAACTGAGCTACTTGCTACACCTGGATTTGACATAATTTATCCTTTAATTAATTAACCAACTAGCCAATTAGTGCCATTAGATACAACAGGAACAGCATTTGAACCACCGCCAGCAGCAGTTGCTAAGAAAGTAGTTGTTGTGCAATCTGTAATAAATCCTCTTGCTCCAGCTCCTGCGGTTGCAGCAGAGCCTAATCCACTGTAAGTGGTTGCAGGAGTTTTAATATTTCCCCAAGTTGCTGCAGCATTTGTTCCACTAGATATTAGAACTTGACCTGTTCCACCATAATTTTGAAGTGCACCGCTTCCATAATAAGAATTTACTCCTAAACCAATAGCGCCATATTGATTTACTGCAAAAAGAGTATTGCCTATGTCATATGCAGTATTTGTGTTAGACATACAAAAAGTTATATAACTATTATCCATATGCAAACGATAGTTATAAACCCCAAAATCTGGGTCTGAATTGTCATAAAATGCTACTACACCAGCACTTGCACCTGACATTCTAAATTGCGGAACATTTGCAAAACCAATAGTATTGACAGATTCAAAAATTTGGGCATTTAATTTACTTGTACTTGGATTAAATGTTAAATTTGGAGAATCAACATCAAAAGTTGAAACAGTTCCACTATTAGCATTAGTTAATACTAAGTTGTAATTAACGTTACCAGAAGTATCATTAGCAATATTAACGCTACCTGTCAGACCACCAGCAATACGTTGCCATACTCCAGTATTGCTAAAGATTACCCAATCGCCTACGTTCCATGTAGAAATACCATTAAGTGTTGTAGCTCCAGCCGTACTAACAATATAGTAATAACCAGCAGTACCAACGCTTGAAGTTAAGGTGGGCGTATTAGTGGATGCGTTCCAAGTACCTTGATATTGCAATCCTGATAGATTGCCTACGCTTGATGCGGCTCTTAACATGATTACATTCCTTCGCCAGGAGTCACTTCAAATGCGTTAGATGTGCTTGCAATAAACCAGCAATTAGGTGGCAATACAAAAGTTTCTACTGAGCTTGCCATCATTCCAATAGTATTTGTGCCAGGAGTTCCTGCAACAGGAGTGTTGACTACTGGAGTAACTGCTGCATTTTTTGGAGCAGCAGGAGCCCATGCAAAATAAGCTGGAGTGGACAACAAGTTACGAATTCGATAAGAAGTTGGATATTCGTTATTAGTTGTTGTTACTTGAACAGCAGAATTACTTACAACGTAAGTAGGGCCAAATGCGGTAAAAGTGCTATCATATGCCATAAAAATTCCTAATTTTGGTCAGCCATCGGTGTTACATAAATAGTGCCAGAATTTCCGCTTCCACAGATGGATGTTATGGAATAAGAATTGACAGGCGCAGCTATTACATAAGGGGTACTCATTGATACGCCCAAAATAACGCTACTAGAACTGTTCCCAGCAGCAGGCAATACTGCCGCAGGAGCAGAACTAGGAGCAATAGTTACGGCAACAGGAAAACCATTGGTATTTAACAGACCAATATAGTTAACCTGATCGTTTCCAGCAGGAGTAATTGTTACCGCAGTCGATGAAGTCGAACTGACTGCAATCGCTGTGGTAGGCCCTACTACACGATAAGCCGATGTATTTGCCATTTTTTAATCTTTAAGCAGCGTTTGTAGGCAAAATTGTGCCTTCTAAGCGATCACAAGCAATAACATAAGTACCAGCAGCAGGAGTAGCTGAAGAACCTGTAGAGTTTGTAAATTGAACGCTAAGTACACCAGCAGCAGAAACCCAAGCATTAGCGATGCCAACACCAGTAGTTTGTGCGCCAAGCAATGAAATGCTTACAGAATCATTAATTGCTAGACCTGGGATGCTAAAAGTTTGAGTTGCTTGTGTGCCTGTAACAGCAGCAGGGGTTAAAGATGGGTAGACGAGGAAGTTATAAAGAATATTTCCACGTGCGCAAGTAGTTTGTTGTGACATGATTTTCCTTTGCAAAGGGGTATGTTGTAATTCTACAACGATTATACGAGATTTTAAAAGAAAAAAGCCACCTTTTTAGGGGTGGCCTTTCTTAAAACTACATACTATTAAAACTGTGGGAAATCGTAACCATATACATATACGTCAACCGCTACGCCTGATTGGGCAGTAGCTACGTTGAAATACAAGTTTTGGGTTGTTTGTAAAGCTGTTGATGCCACAGTTTCTTGAACTACTGCACCTGTTGCTACTGTCAAAGTGGCATTAGCTACGATTGCAGTACCTTGAGCTGCTGGAGCTGGGAATAAACCAGCAGCAGCAGTAGATACAGCACCTGATGCGTTAGTCAAGATTACGTTTGATACAGAATACTGTGAAGTATTCAAAATTGGTAAAACTGTATCACCTGTTGCACTTAGCGGAACTTGCTTGTAATAAGCCAATAAACGGATCGCTTGATCTGTTGCTAGGTTAGTTGGGTGAATCGTTTGTACCGATGCTGGGCCTGGATTAGACATTATGTTTTCCTTTCAGTTGTCGGTTAATTA